TGAAGTCGCCGCTGCTACAATCGTTGATTTGTTTTCTAACTCTATATTACCTTTGTTCCAATTGATGATACCTTGTTGTAACCATTTGGGTAAGTTTTCATAAGCGAGTTGTAATCTTCCTAATATATCTCTCGCCGTAGAACTTTTGTTCGCAAGTAAAGCGATGTTTGAATTTGGATTAAATAAAGCGTAATGTAAAAGATAAGAAATTGTTGTGGTTGATTTACCTGATTGTCTTGGTAGTTTACAAATTGTAAATCGGTTATCGTGTATTGTTTGTACAATCTTTTTTTGAAAGTCATACATCTTAAATGGCACTAGACCTTCGTCAAGTGATACAATACGAACATAGTTTTCCATAAAGTATAATGGATCGTTACTACATTTTTGGTATTCTTCAATCTGTTCTTTTGTAAACTCAACAGGTGTGTTTACTTTTTTAAGATTGGGATTTCCGAGATATGCTTCGTTATTACTCATTAAAACCAAACCATCCTGTTATTATATATTTTTCTTTATTAGGACTTATTTGACCCATATGTACGTGAGTTGCATATGCAGGCCATATAATTGTTAATCCTTTAATTGCTGGTGTTATCAATTGTTGATATTGAAATATTGTACCACCATTAGATACAGTATTTAAATAAGTCATAAAAGCTAAATGTCTTTTTCCTGATATTTTTGACCCATCATTTTCAAAATGAGGAACTTTATAACCACCATCTGGTTTATAGTATTGTATATTAATTCTTTCATTAATACCATATGCTTGTACTTTATCTAAATCTATATATTTTTTTTTATAATTATTTAAACATAGTGCTAAATGATTACTGTAATGAGGTATGTTTTTATTCATTTCTTCTACTGAAAAACTCATACGTGTATCATCTAATAATTCTTTTTTAATCTTTGATTCGTTTTGCGGAACTCCTATAACATGCTTATCCGAATTTGATTTATAAAAATCTATTACATCATCACAAATCTTTTCAGGTATATACCAACCACCTATGAAACTATTATATGGAAAAAGATGTTCATTCATTAATTATTATTCCTTCTATCGCATCATAACCTAATTGTATTGCTGCGTTTATTCTTTGACTACCTTTATATGTAGAATACTTTTTTTCTTTATAGATAACTCCACCTGCGCCATATCTTGTAACTGGCGATATTTCGTGTTGTTCTATTTCAATTGGGTCTATCATTTGTTCACCATTCATTAAAGCAGGAAGAGGGTTTTTTTTAATAAAGACTAAATCACTTATCAGAAATGTCTTTTTCTTCGGGTGTGATGTTTTTGCTTTCAATATTTTCATCTTTTTTTAACATCTTTTGTAATTCTGCTGTTGAACCTACAAATAGAGCGTTCTTTATATTTTGATTTGCTGTTTTAGGTAATTCTTTTAAATCTTTAAGTTTCTTTTGTAAGTCTTGTAGTTTATCTACTGTACCTGCAACTTGTCCTATCAATTGACCAGCGACTTCGTATGCTCTTGGGTGTTGACCTTCTCTCGCAATATCCAGTATACCTTCAATCGCTTCTTGTCCTCTTTCAATTAGATTGTAATAATTTTCTCTACTGTATTTGTAGTCATTATCTACATCAGCTTTACTATCGTCATCTCTACGAGGAACTGCAGGTTTAAACTCTTGTTTAACAATTTCTTTTTTAGGTTCTGGTTTATCAATACCTAATATTTCATTTACTTTGTCTTCTAATTTACTCATATCAATATTTATAGTTAAATGATAGTGTCATTTTTTCATTCGCCTTTTGTTTAAAAGTCATATGCAAAGTATCACTTAAAAATAAAATTAATCTATCAGAAATACAAGGGTAATCAATACTTCTTTGATTAAAATTATTTTCTTTATCGGGTGGCAATTTCATATCCATTATATTTTTTGTAAATGTTATTTTATCTTTTTCGTTACTCTTAATATAATATGCTCCACTTATTAATGAACCAGAGTGTATATGAGGATACAAGTAATCATTTTTAATACTGTGATTTATCCAACTATTGTCTATTTTTAAATTATTAATATAACCCATATGTTTAGCAAAATTATAAACGTGTTTTTCTATTTTATCAAAAACATATTTAAATTTTTCTATATGATGAATAGTATTAGAAGTTTTTGAAATATAAGAACTCTCTACATTCATATAATCGTTTCTTATGGTATTAAAATTATGATTCAAAAACAATTGTTGTGTTTTTTTAAAGTTATCTCCAAATACATTATCTACATAATATATAGGTGTTGGGAACCATAATTCTATTTTTTCATTCATATTATATTATAATTTATAATACATCTAACATTGTGTTGTGGTTGGCAACTGGTATGCCAATGTTTACCATTAAAGATAACTACTCTTCCTGCTTTTGGAGTTACTCTTTGTTTTTCTTTTAACTCATTAAAGTGTGGTACATTATCATAACCCTTAAATGTGTTTTCATAGATTACAGTATCGCCGTCACTATCATTGACATAATATAAAACAACTAAATGTTCTGTATCAGCATCAACGTGTGGTGCATCAATATTTCTATCTTTTAAATTTAATGGAAGTTGTAAAAAAGAACGACCTTGTAAACAATCTTGTCGTTTAAAATTTATCTTATGACAAGCGGCATCTATAATCTTTAATACATCTTTATGGTAATCAAAGACGTTTGTTTTATCTGTAATGAAATAATAAGAAAAACCTGGTCGCTGTTGTTTGTTATCAGGTTTTGTAACATCGGCTACAAATTGCCATCTGACTTTATCAAAGAGTATGTGTTGAATTTGTTTTTGAGATTGTTTATCTATAATATCATCAAAGACAAGTATCCTGTCATCAAGTTTCATAACAACTATTTAGATGAGTTTTAGTATCTTACGATTACTATACCTTTACCACCCGCTCCACCGTCATAAGTTGGAGTTGAAGGAGTTGCTGGTGATCCACCACCACCACCACCTTTATTGGCGCTACCATCTCCACCCCCAGGAGGACTAAAGTTAGAATATGAATTACCACCACCACCTTGACCACCTACTGCGTTTGAACTTGGTCCAGGTGATCCTGTATTTGCTGCTCCACCACCACCACCAGCGTAATACACTGGAGTAGTTCCGTCTGCAATTGTATAAGCTTTACCTGCACCACCTTGACCACCTGCAGACATACCAGATTGATCAGCGGGAACTCCTCCTTGACCTGATGCACCAGCACCACCGCCACCGCCAGCAGAACTACTAGGTGAACCTGAGTTTCCACCACCATTACCAAAGCCGTAAGCGCCAGAGTTACCTGGTTGAGTTGGTTGAGTTGATGAACCACCTGTTGCATTATTATCTGTACCACTGCCACCACCAGAACCACCAGATAAACCGTTATTATCGTGTTTTCCACCGCCACCGCCACCTTTTGCAGTTAAAACTGAACTTGTTGGTGAAAAACCTGGATCACCTGGTGCACCAAATACTGAATCGTCACCAGTATCTCCATTTTGAGTGTTACTGGTTTGAGCACAACCACCAGTACCAACTGTAACTGTAATTGTTCCACCTGGTGCTACAGGATAACCTGGCATAAATATTAAACCACCTGCGCCTCCACCACCTCTGGATCCTCCTCCACCACCACCAACTACTAATACATCTACACCTGTTGCTCCTGTTGGAACTGAAAAAGTACCACTTGAAGTAAATGATGTTGAAGTAGGTCCTAATGCTGTGAACGAAAATGATCTGGAACTAGTATTAGATGCTGCGTCAACAGCTCTTAAAACAAAATTAAAAACAGTATCAGATGATTGAGCAGTAATATTACCTGTGAATGTTGCTGTTCCACCATTGGCACCTGTATTAGTTAATGAAATTCCTGTTGGTAAAGCGCCAGATTGTAACTCAAATGTTACGTTACCTGCTGAATCAGGATCAGTTGCATTAACTTCTATCCCTGACATTGAAAATCTATTAGAACCTAAAGAACCTGCTGAAGTAACAAATACAGGACTTGCATTAAAATTTATTTGATTTGCTAGTAATGATGAAAGACCTTCTCCGTTTGTAACTTGTACATCATATGGATCAACCGATGCACTTAAATTTGAAGTTGCAATTGTAGCTGTTATTTGTGTTGTACTATCTCTTGTAACTGTATCAAACTCTTGTATTTTACCATTGTTGTCAATTAATCTAGCATTTGAACCAGCAGTAAAACCTGAACCTGTGATTGTTAAAGTAAAAGTAGCATCACCTTCATTAGCGTTTGTAGGTGATACACTTGAAATTGTAGGTCCTGATTGTTTTAAATTACTTCTTAATATTTTTTTAAGAGAGCCTGAAGAAGTATCGTAAATAATTGTGAAATCTGTATCAGCGGCTGTTTCAGATAACTCTGTTTGACCTGTGATTGCCGTTGGTGATAAATCTGTTGAACCGACAGAACCTGGCGCTAGTTTATCAGTATTGACTGCGCTGTCTATAATTGAACCTGTTTTAATCTTACTAATTGCCATTGTTTAATCTCTCTTTTACTATTTATACAAAAAACTGTCTATTAATACTTAACTATTACAATACCTTTTCCACCTGTTCCTCCATTGTGAGGTTTATGTCCTCCACCACCTCCACCACCTGTGTTTCCTTGTCCTTGAGCTGCTGAGTTACCACCACCACCTTGACCACCACCAGAATCTTGTGAATTAGATGCACCACCAGCGCCTCCACCAGCATAGTAACTTGATCCACCTGATATAGAATATGCTTTTCCATTACCACCATTACCACCTCTACCTGGACGTGATGCTTGTCCACAACCTCCGACTGCACCAGCGCCTCCACCACCTCCACCATTTCCTCTTATACCACTTCCTGGAGGGGAATTTCTACCACCTGGATTTCCAAAACCATAAGCGCCAGAATTACCTGGTTGAGTAGGTTGAGTTGCTGGAGCACCAGTACCTGGACTTGAACAACCCTCTCCTGCACCTCCACCACCTGAACCTCCTGAAGAACCTGCAGGTGAAAGACCTTGTGATCTACCACCACCGCCACCATCTGCATTTAAAACTCCACCTTGTCCTAAACCAGGGTCACCTGGCGAACCAAAATTACTATCTTGTCCTTTTGTTCCAGGGTTAGGAGCTGGTCCTGGATTTTGTGGACCACCAGCACCACCACAACCAACTGTAACTGTAATAGTTCCACCTGGTGTAACAGGATAATTTGGCATATAAATTAGGCCTCCGCCTCCGCCTCCACCACCAGAGTCGCATGGTTGACCACCTCCACCTCCTCCACCACCAGCAACAACTAATACTTCAGTAAGAGCTGTTACTCCTGTTGGTACACTAAATGTACCAGATGATGAAAATGTTTCTAATTGTGGTCCTAATGCTGTGAACGAAAATGATCTACTTGATGTATTTGACGCTGCATCAACTGCTCTTAATATAAAATTATAAACTGTGTCTGAATTTTCTAGTGAACTAAAAGTACCTGTAAATGTTGCTGTTCCACCATTCGCAGCAGTATTTGTTATAGATATTCCTGCAGGTAAAGCGCCAGATTGTAACTCAAATGTTACGTTACCTGCTGAATCAGGATCAGTTGCGTTTACTTCAACACCAGCCATACTAACTCTACTTGAACCTAATGAACCAGAAGCAGTAACAAATGTAGGAACTTGGTTGAAATCAACTTGACTTGCTAATAAATCATTTAATCCTGTTCCACTAATAACTTGAATACTATATGGACTTTCAGATGCAGATAATAAAGTATTATCAAAAACCGCAGTAATTTGTGTTGTACTATTTCTAGTAACACTATCAAAATTTCTTACTCTTCCTGTAGAAGCAATTAATCTGGCATTAGAACCAGCAGTAAATCCTGTTCCTGTAATTGTAAATGAAGTAGTACCAGTTGTAGAAGAAACTGATGTAGGAGATATACTTGAAACTGTAGGTGTTTCTAAAACTGTAGTATTTGATTTTGATACTTTTTTTAATGCGCCAGCGCTTGTGTCATATATTAATAACACATCATCATTTGCCGCTTGTTCTGATAACTCTGTTAAACCAGTAACGAAATCTGTAGATAACTTTTCCGCCGTAACTGCTTCATTAGCGAGTTTTGGTTCAGTAACTGCGTTATCTTCTATGTTTTTTCTTATGATTTTTTTAAGGCTCATTGTATCTCTCTTACACTATATTTATTCATCTGTATCGGTAGATGTATTATATTTTTTACCGTCTGTATATGAAGTAATTGTTGTCGTAAACCCAAAATCATCATCAGCATCTGCGCTAGTTGGGTTTGGAACTATAACTATTCTTTCTTCTCTCGCTTTATTAGTAGTATCTGTATCTGAATATAGATCGGATTGTACTTCTTTAATAACGCCTTGAGTTGTTGAAGGTCCAAATAAATATGTTTTCGCCGTAAAGTTTAATGTGTATATTACTGCTCTTCTTTGTGTAAAATTACCATTATAACTATCTTCATATTGAATATCATTTAATATAATTGGTACATCTCTTTTGATGTTTAAAGATGGTACAGCGTTTACTGTAACTGTGTAATCTGGTTGAAAGAATGGAAGTATTTGTTCTACTATTTGTAATCCTGATTCGGCAGTCGCTGTAAATATATTTAATGTATAAGATATATCATATGGAACAGGAGTGTAATTATATGTCATTACTTTTCCATCTTCGCCTGATTTAACTTGTTTATACTTTTGAACTCTTGTTAACTTACGAGAGCCATCATATGATATACCTGATATTTCAAAACTCATACGAGGTAAAGTAATCGCAAACTCTCTTTCATCTAAAGAGGGTTGTTGATCTAATCTAACTAAAAACTTTTCTTTTGGCGCATATGCTAATGGAACAGCCATAGATTGTACTACATCGCCTTCACTATCTTTTCTTTTTACTTTAATCTTATTAAAAAGTTGACCAAATGCGATGGTCATTCTTCTCATTGATTCGTTGTAAAAATATGTTCCAAACATTAAAACTCTCCTTGGTCAGGATCACCAAACGGGTTACGTTCTGTGAAATCTAAAATATCATCTGCTGTTGACGCTGTATCAAACCCTGCTTCACTATCTAAATCTAAATTATCTGAATACAATGATTGAGTTTGAACATTAAAATTATGATCTTCATTTATAAAGTAGAATCTATCACCATTGACACTTTCAGTTTCTAATTGTAATGAACCAGTACCATCTTCAAGTGTAAATTGATGTTGTAAAGTATCTGTAGAGTATTGATCTTCTGCACTATCAATATCTGTAAGACCTGTATCAATTTGTTCACCAGAGTATTCCCAACGAGTACATACGAGTTTGTAAACTGGTAAGTTACTTAATTGAAAAAATGGCTCTTGATCTTGTACAAATTTAATCTCAAAAAAACTATTCATCAAAGGCATATAAAGTATATCGCCTTCGTTTGGTCTTCCTTCTTTAACTAATGAAGTTTTACTATCTACTGCTTCATCAAATCTTCTTTTAGATACCATAAATGTAGTATCTTCTCTAATTTCTAAACCAAATTTATTTACAATCTCTTGTTCGCCAGCAAAACCTTCAGTGGTTTCCATATACATTTCAATCATATGTGCTGTTCTAAACCTAGACAGCATATCTTCACCTAAAATTAAGTCTTTATTTACGATTGAACGAGGAAGATAGTAAATATCTTGTCCGTAGATTTTCAAACCCTCTATGATTATATCTTCATAAAGTCTTTGTTCTTCGGAACTTCCTATGCCCTTACCTTGTTGAAAATAGTGGTTGACGGCCATAGCATTATCCTATCATCATTGCTGGATTTAATTCGTATGAACTTCTTATTTCTTCTTCTAATTTTTCAATGTCATTTAATGCCTCAGAATAAATCTGTTGACCATTTAATGATACGCCACCAACCATAGCGACCCCATTGAATTTAGATAAATTTGCGCCCCATTGTTTTTTAAATAATGAAGTGACATATCTTTTTAAATAAATGTCATTATAAACATCAGTATAAACAGTTGGATCTAATTTTCTATAACATTCAATAACCATATATTCACCAACTTGTAAATCATTTTTCCAATCTTGGTCTATGTAAAGTCTATTGTCGTGTTGATTAAATCTTAATGGTTTTTCACCAACAAGTATGTGGTCTAAAAAATCTAAATGTCTTAACACAACATCATAGTTAATAATTGATGTTGAAGAAAAATCATAAAGGTCATTTAATCTTAATTGGTATCTTACATCAAATAAGTTTAAATTACCCTTGTTAGAATATGGGAATATATTAATTACAGAGATTACACTTTCAGGTACCACTATAAATGCGTTACCCTCTTTCCAAGTTGTTGTTACAGAATTTTTAGTTACTGATTCAGATGTATCAGCATTTATTCTGTCGTAATCAGCCTGTGTGTATTGATACTTTAAGTACGTTCTTCTTATACCGTCATAGTGATATTGTGCGAAATATTGTAACGCTTCATCAATTCTATCTTCTAATTGGTCGTCATCAGCGTTAATTTCTATGACTGGTTTTCCAAGTGCTCTTAAAGCGTATTGTTTTAATTCTTCTCTACTTGATGGTGTTGCCATACTATCCCTCTATTTTCTACTATTTATAAGAATAGTAGAGTATTAACCAAGTGCAACAGCTTGTGCGATAGCGAATGCAGTTGACGCTTTTGTGTCTATTTGTGTTTGAATAGCGCTTGTCACACCATTAAGATAACTTAATTCTGTGTTGTCAACATCTCCATTACCTATTTTAGTAGCGCTGATACCACTTGATAATTCACTATCTCCTATGTTTGAAAGAGTGTTATTATTAGCGTCAATTGTTTTATTCGTTAAAGTATCTGTTGTTGCTCTACCCACTAATGTGTCAGTAGATGTAGGTAGTGTTAAAGTACCTGAATTTGAAATTGATGAAATTACAGGACTTGTTAAAGTCTTATTTGTTAAAGTTTCTGTACCTGCTAATGTAGTAAATGAGCCATCTGATAATGCACTATTAAATTCAGCAGTTGTACCAGTTAAAGTACCTTCAGATAAATCTAATGTTAGTGTATTTGAGTCACTATTAATTGTTTTATTTGTTAAAGTATCAGTTGTGTCTTGTAATACAATTGTACCTGAAGCATTTGGTAAATTAATTGTTCTATCAGCAGTTGGATCAACAACACCTAAAACAGTTTCATAATCATCAGCGGTTGAACCTTCAAACGTAAATGAATTTGTAATTTCTATTGTTGTAGAATTAACTGTTGTAGTTGTTCCGTTTACTGTTAAATTTCCTGTTACTGTAGTATTACCTGATACTGTTAAGTTATCATCAACAGCAACTGTACCACCAGCAGAATCTAATGTCAAATTTCCTGAAGTTGTATCTATTTCATTATTACCTGTAACGCCAACTTGTATATTACCAGCAGTTGTTGTTCCTGTAACATTACCTGAAATAGTACCTGTAATTGTTCCTGTAACATTTAATGCACCTGTAACTGATAATGCTTCGGCGATTGTTATGGTAGATGAATCTGTAGATGAAAGAGTTGTACCAGATATACCAATTGCTGAATTTTGTACAGCACTTGTACCATTACCTAAAAGAATTGCATTTGAAGTAAGAGTTACTGCACCAGTACCACCATGTTCTACAGCGATAAATTCACCTGTTTGAAATTCTGCTAGACCTGTGGCTACATTACTATCATTAAAGACTGTTCTTATTGGTGTTTTTGCTGTCATATTAATTCCTTAAAAGAAAAATAAAGTATCTCCTGATGATGCTCCTAGTTGTGAACCGTTTGCTAATGTAAAACTTGCCACAACTGAATCAGGATCGGCTTTAAAATCTAATCTTGTATTAGCTGTATTTAGTCCACCTGATTTACTAAAAAAAGGGACTGATCTTACTGGATCTCCCGTTTCACCAGCAAGTGCAAGTTCTTTATTTACTCCAGATGCGACTTCAACATTTGAGTTAAGTGGTAATGTTGCACCTGTTGCAGATATTTGAATTGTACCTGTTCCGTCAGATGATATAGTTGAACCACCTATATCTATCGTATCACCTGCTAGATATAATGAACGAAACCTTTTTGATGTCGAACCTAAATCATATGTTTCAGTTGTAGTAGGTAAAATGTGTTCACCAACTGCACCTAAATCAGTGCCACTCGAAACATTTGCTAATTCAACTATACTACCACCACTTCTAATATAGATTTTTTGATCGGTGATATTAACTCCTATTTCACCATCTTCTAAATCACTTGTAGTAGGTACAGCAGAAGCTGTTGTACTTCTTTTTAGTTTAATAACTGTTGCCACTTATTAATCTCCTCAATTAATAATTAAAATGTTCCACCGTCAATCGTAGTCACTGTAACATCACCTGAACTAACCGTAAAGTTATCAGTATTAAATGTTGCAACACCAGCGTTTGATGAAGTTGCCAATTCAGCGGCGATAGTAATTGTACTACCTGAAGCTGTTGTATTAATACCTTCTCCTGTTA